GCAAATATAAGATCATCATTGCCAACTAAAAGTATATCAGGTTTAACTTTGTTGTACCAACTTTCAGTTAAGTTAGTTGAATCATCAAAGTATACAGTATGATTACGTTCTAGTGCCGCGAACATGATTGCTAAACTGTTTATACAAGTATGTCCTTTAATAACAATCTTTTTTGGAGTACGATCATATTTTACATTTGGTTTATCACCAGCATTGTGTATAACTGTTCCACTAGCAAACATATGATCAAAATAGTGTTTCCAATAATTGATTACAGGTACAATACGTTCTCTGTCTACCCAGTTTCCGTCATCTTGTACAATTTTAAATTTGCCAAAGTCAGTTAAGTTCATTGTCATAGTTTTCTCCGATATATACTATAATTATCGAAGAAAAAACTTGACCTTAGCAACAATTGACACTAAAATATACAATAACAATTAGGAGAATCATATGAGTGATAAAGTATTTTCTAGCGAAGAAAAAGCCAAACTTAGTCAAATCATTAATGAAGGAATGACAGTCCTACAAGAAGTAGAAGACTTGAATGCCGGACTTGCTGAAACAGTAAAGGCTATTTCTGAAGAAATGGAAATTAAACCAAGCGTTCTAAAAAAAGCAATTAGAACAGCACACAAAGGAAACTTTGGAGAATTAACAAGCGACCAAGAACTATTGGAGACAATCCTAGTCACAGTAGGAAAAGGTTAATGAATCGAATAGTCCAATTTTGGGTAAACTCTTATAAAACTGATCACGTTGCTTTTTATGTTGAACTAACTAGTTTCGTTTTTACAGTATGGGCATCAGCCACATTGGCTTTGAATGCTCAAGATCCAGACATGAGATGGATCTATCCTTTATTTTTTATTGGATCAATAACCCAAGTGTATGCTTCAGTAAGAAGAGGCATGGCTTGGATTATGCTCTTGACAGGATGGTTCGCTTGTGTTAATATATTTGGATGGTTAGTAGCCATGGGGTATATTTAAAATATGTATGTAGACGCTTTTTTTGATAGACAACGTGATAGGATTCACATTGTAGAACGTATTAATGGACAGAGACAATATCAAGAGTTTCCGGCCAAGTATGTGTTTTACTATGATGATCCAAAAGGTAAATTCAAAAGTATCTTTGGAAACAGTGTAAGTAGAATTCAATGTCGTAGTGGTAAAGACTTTAAAAGAGAGAAGGCTTTACACTATGGCACAAAGACTTACGAAAGCGATATTAATCCTGTATTCCGTTGTTTAGAAGAAAACTATTTAGGAAAAGATGCTCCTAACTTACAAGTAGCATTTTTTGATATTGAAGTTGATTTTGATAAAGACAGAGGGTTCAGTTCACCTGAAGATCCTTTTACGGCTGTTACAGCAATTACTGTATACTTACAGTGGATTGACAAACTTGTAACATTAGCAACTCCTCCTAAAGGCGTCTCACAAGAAGAACAAAAAAGACTATTAGAAAAATTTGACGACACATTCTTTTTTGAAAGAGAAGAAGACTTACTAAAAACTTTCTTAGATTTAATTGATGATGCTGACATCTTATCAGGATGGAACAGTGAAGGTTATGATATTCCATACATGGTCAATAGAATTAAAAGTGTATTAAGCAAAGATGACACAAGACGTTTTTGTTTGTTTGGACAGTTTCCTAAGCAAAGAACATTTGAAAGATTTGGTAAAGAGAATATTACATTTGACTTGATTGGTAGAGTACACATGGACTATATGCAACTCTATCGTAAGTACACCTATCACGAGATGCATTCTTATTCGTTAGATGCTATTGGTGAATATGAACTAGGCGAAACAAAGGTTGCTTATACAGGTACACTTGATCAACTGTACAACAATGACTTTGAAAAGTTTATTGCTTATAACAGACAAGATACTTTGCTTTTAGGTAACTTAGATAAGAAACTAAAGTTTATTGATTTAAGTAATGAACTTGCTCATGCTAATACAGTGCTGTTGGCAACAACAATGGGTGCTGTAGCAGTTACTGAACAAGCAATTATCAACGAAGCACATGAACGTGGCTTTGTAGTTCCAGATAGAAAACGACACGAGGGTAACACAGCGGCGGCAGGTGCTTATGTGGCATATCCTAAAAAAGGACTACATGATTGGATCGGTGCTATTGATATTAACAGTCTATATCCAAGTGCCATTAGAGCATTGAACATGGATCCAGCAACTATTGTAGGACAACTAAGGCCAGACTATAGTGATGCTAGTGTTGATGAAGCAATGGGCAATAAGAAATCATTTGCTGAAGCATGGGAAGGCAAGTTTGGTAGTACAGAATATAAGATGGTAATGGAACAGGATACAGCAGATGAGATTGTTGTTGAATGGGAAGATGCTCGTAGTGATGAAATACTTACTGGTGCTCAAATTTACAAAAAGATATTCTTAGAAGGCAAACCTTGGATGCTAAGTGCTAATGGAACTATCTTTACATACGAACATAAAGGTATTATTCCAGGCTTACTAGAACGTTGGTACAGAGAACGTCAAGAAATGCAAAAGACCAAAGGCGAACAAACAACAGCAGAAGGCAAAGCATTTTGGGATAAGAGACAACTTGTTAAAAAGATTAACTTGAACAGTTTGTATGGTGCTATTCTAAACCCAGGCTGTAGATTCTTTGATAAACGTATTGGACAATCAACTACATTGAGTGGTAGAAACATTGCCAAGTTTATGTCAAGCGAAGTTAATAGAATTATTACAGGTGAAAAAGATCACGTAGGTAAAGCAATCATATATGGTGATACTGACTCTGTGTATTTTAGTGCTTGGCCAATTATTAAAGATGCTGTAAACAAAGGTGAAATGGAATGGAACAAAGATCTTTGTGTACAACTTTATGACAACATAGCAGAACAAGTAAATGATGTATTTCCAAGACACATGAAAGAAGCGTTTAACTGTCCAAATGAAAACGGACAAATCATTCAAGGTGGCAGAGAGATTGTTGCTATAAAAGGTTTGTATATCACTAAGAAAAGATATGCTTGTTTGATTTATGATCTTGAAGGTGCTAGACTTGATAGAGATGGACCAGGCAAAGTAAAAGCAATGGGTCTTGATCTAAAACGTAGTGATACTCCTAAGAGTATACAAGACTTCTTAAGCACAATCTTACTTGGTGTACTTACAGGCGATGACAGAGATACTGTTATTGAAAAGATTAGAGACTTTAAACAAGACTTCAAACATAGACCTGCTTGGGAAAAAGGTACGCCCAAACGTTGTAACAACTTGACTAAGTTTACAGAAGAAGAAAGACGTCAAGGCAAAGCAAATATGCCAGGTCATGTTAGAGCAAGTATGAATTGGAACACACTAAGGAATATGAATCACGACAAATATAGTCAACAGATTATGGATGGTCAAAAGGTTATTGTTTGTAAACTAAGACCAAATCCACTAGGTATGAAAAGTGTAGCATACCCAACTGACGAATTACATATTCCACAATGGTTTAAGGATTTGCCTTTTGATGAAGGTGAAATGGAAACAACAATTATTGGTAATAAGGTAGACAATTTGTTAGGCGTGTTGGATTGGGATCTTGTAACAGATACAGATACTAACACAACATTTGATAGTTTGTTTACATTTGAATAAGGAGTAATATGAAAATAAACATAACAGGCAGTAGAGGTTTTATAGGATCTAGACTTGTAGAACTTCTTAAAGATGATCACGAAATTGTAGAATACGATAGAAACATAGATGAAGAACGTGACATTGAAAACTGGGAACCTGAAGGATGTGATGTAGTAGTACATCTAGCAGGATTGGCAAACGTTAGAAAAAGCATTGAAGAACCAAAGCAGTATTGGCACACTAACGTAGAATTAAGCAAAAGACTTTTTAGTATAGCACATAGAAGTAAAATGAGAATACTGTATGCTTCTAGTTCTTGTGCTAAACAATGGTGGCTTTCGCCTTATGGTACAAGTAAAAGAGCCATGGAGGCAGTAGCACCAGCAGACAGTTTAGGTATGAGGTTTACAACTGTCTATGGAAACAACAGTAGAAAAGAAATGTTGGTAGGACGTATTAGAGATAAGAAACTTACATACGTTACTAACCACAGTCGAGACTTTATCCATGTGGATGATATCTGTTCAGCAATTATAAAGAACCTTGATAACACAGTATTAGCAGGAACTATAGACGTAGGCACAGGTAAAAGTGTTGCTGTTAAGGATCTAGCAGAAGCAGTTGGTATTAATGTACCATTAGTACCTGGTGACACTTGTGAAGCACAAGACAACACAGCAGATATAACCCCACTTTTATCAACAGGGTGGAAACCTAAATATGATGTGATGGAGTTCGTGAAAGGCTTATAATGAAATTTATTGTAGCAGG